GGTTTCGCGCGACCACGAGTCCTTTTTAGACACAAAAATTTCAACTCAGAAACCCTGATTTAACAAGGCTTTTTACACATGGCATATAAACCATCAGAAATGACAGCATCTCAGATCCAAACTGAGCTAGGTATAGATGGGCGAAAACTAGGTCAATATTTGGCAAGAATTAAGCCAGTCAAGGAAAGAGGTAAGTTTCAATACTACTTACTCCAGGATGTAATTGAGCAGATCTATAAAAAACCAGGCAAGGTTATTCCAATTGATGAGATTAAGAAAAAGAAACTCCAGGCTGAGGCAGAGCTAGTTGAACTAGAGCTAGAAAAAGAAAAAGGCAGTGTGGTTCCAGTAAAAGACATTCAGAGACAATGGACTAATTTAGTGCTTTCATGCAAAACAAAGCTACTATCCATCCCAACCAAACTTGCTCCAATTATGTCAACTGAGACAGATATAAATGTGTGCAAGAATATCCTGGAAACAAGTATTAATGAGGCATTAACAGAACTAAGTAAAGGAGAGGACATTGAACCAGTTGAAGATAACAAACCAACTGCAAATGCTCAGCCTGAAGGCAATGAAGGAGTTCCAACCATCAGAGCCATTGAGTATAAGCCAGTACGCAAATAAATATAGATACCTATCTGCTGAGGCGAGCTCAGAGCCAGGCAAGTATTATGTTGAAAGAGCTTGGTATCAAAAAGAGATGATGGATGCCATCAATGATCCAACTGTTAAACAAGTTGTTTTAAAATGCTCATCCCAAGTTGGTAAAACAGAGATCTTACTAAATATCTTATTATACTTTATAGCTCATGAGCCAGCTCCAATCTTATATGTAATGCCAACTCTCCAAATGGCTCAAGCATTATCAAAAGACAGAATAGCTCCAATGATTAGAGACAATCCAATCCTTGCAAATTTATTTGGAGATCCAAAATCAAAAGATGGAGATAATTCTATTTTACATAAAAGATTTAATGGTGGTCATTTAACTATCTGTGGAGCCAACAGCTCCAGTTCCTTATCCTCAAGACCAGTTAGAATTATATTACTAGATGAGGTTTCAAGATACCCACACTCTGCTGGATCTGAAGGTGATCCAGTAAACCTGGCTATTAAAAGATCTCAAACATTCTGGAACTCAAAAATCATTATGGTTTCAACTCCAACTATTAAAGGTGCATGCAGAATTGATAATGCTTTTGAAACATCTGATAAAAGATTTTTCAAAGTACCATGTCCAGATTGTGGAGAGTACCAGGTCTTAAAATGGAAAAATGTTAGATGGGATAAAGATAAACCTGAGACAGCAGAATATTGTTGTGAGCATTGTGGAACTTTATGGAATGATCCAAAAAGATGGAGAGCAGTTCGTAAAGGTATTTATGAACCTACAGCAGAATTTAATGGAGTAGCTGGCTTTCATATATCTGAGCTCTATTCCTCCTGGAGCAAGTTGTCCAATATGACAACTGCTTTCCTTGAGGCTAAGAAATTTCCTGATCAATTAAAAACATTTATCAATTTATCTTTAGGTGAAACTTGGGAGGATAAGGGAGATAGCTTAGATGAAAACGAACTATTATCTAAAAGAGAAGATTTTGATAAAGATACAGTTCCTGAGGATGTTTTAATTATTACTGCTGGAGTGGATGTCCAGGACACATCACTCCATATTAGTTATTTAGGATTTACCAAGAATGAAATAATCCATGTTATCCATCATGAAGTTTTAAATGGAGATCCATCAACCAATATGCTTTGGTTAAGTTTAGATAAACAGCTCAACCAGGTATTTACCAGAAAAGATGGTAAAAGAATTAAAGTTGCCTCAGCTTGTATTGATAGTGGAGGACACTTTACTCAATCAGTTTATGCTTATTGTAAAAATAGATTTACAAGAAGATTTTTTGCCATTAAAGGGATGAGTGGAGATAGAGCTATTTTTCCAAAAAGACCAAGCATGAATAATACAGCCAGGATTCCATTATTTATGATTGGAGTAGATTCTGCTAAGGATCTTATATTTAATAGAGTTCGGAGGGAGGGCTTGATCAAATTTTCTAATACACTTGATCAAGAATATTTTGCTGAGTTAATCTCAGAAAGGGTAGTAACTAGATTTAGACAAGGATCTCCAATAAGAGTATATGAGAGAACCAAAAGACACAATGAGGCTCTAGACTGTTTTGTTTATGCTTTTGCTAGCTTTATGGGATTAAATCCTAATTTTAAAGTAATTGAGATGAATATTAATAAGCAACAAAAAGAACAAGAAAATCAAAATGAAACTAGACCAAAGCAAAAAACAATTGTAAGGAATAATTTTATAAATTCATGGGATAAATAAAAAAAATGGCTAACATATTAACAGAACCACTATCAGATTTTCCAGAACAAATTAGAGCTGGTGACACAGTAAAAGTAAAAAGATCAGATATTGGAACAGATTATCCAAACACAACTTACACAGCAAAATTTCAAGCAAGATGCTTTGATCATAAAGTTGATACTATAACCATTACAGCAACCAATGATGGTAATGATTATTTATTTACATTTCCAGCATCTGCAACTGTAGATTATCATGTTGGAGAATGGTCTTTTATTCTAACAGTTGAGGATGGAACTAATAGAATAACTGTTGATGAAGGAACAATTAAAATTTTACAAGATTTAGTTTCAGATAACTCAACTGATGTTAGATCTCATGCTAGAATTGTTTTAGACAAAATTGAAACATTATTACAAGGTAAGGCAGATAGTGATGTTGCAAATTATTCTATTAATAATAGATCTTTAACAAAAATGTCACCAGATGAATTATTAAAATGGAGAGATTATTATAAGGCAGAAGTGTTAAGAGAAAAAAGAATTGAAAGAGCTAAATCAGGACAAGGCTCTGGCAATAGAGTATTAGTGAGATTTTAATTATGGCTTGGTACGACAGATTTTTCAAAAAAGATAAAATTAATAAAAGAAGATACGAAGGTGCATTAATTGACAGATTAAGAAATGATTTTGTTGGTTCAACACAAAGTGCAGATTCAGAAATAAGATTTTCAATTAGAAAATTAAGAGACAGATGTAGAGATCTCCATAGAAATAATGCTTATGTAAAAAGATATGTTAATTTATTAAAAACAAATATTATTGGATCTATGGGTATCAAGCTCCAGGCTCAAGTTATTGACCAGGACAAATCTCCAGATTTTGTAGCCAATGCACAAATAGAAAGAAACTTTACTGATTGGAGTAAAAAAGGAATTTGTAGTGCAGATGGCAGATCATCATTTTTAGATATTCAAAAATTAGTTATAGAAAATTTAGCAATAGATGGTGAAGTGTTAATTCAAATGTTACCTAATGCTAAAAATGATTTTGGATTTTCATTAAATGTAATTGATATTGATTATTTAGATGAGGAAAAAAACGAGACACTAAGAAATGGAAATGAAATTAGAATGGGTGTTGAAATGGATGCAAATAGAAAACCAGTTGCATATCATGTCTTTACTAAACATCCTTATGATTATAATTTTTCAAATTCATTAAGACGAGAAACAAGAAGAATATTAGCAGATAATATTATTCATATTTATTTACAAGAAAGACCATATCAATCTAGAGGAGTTCCATTCTTAGCTCCAGTGATCACTCAATTAAAACAATTAGCTGGTTATTTAGAATCTGAATTAGTAGCATCAAGAGTATCAGCTAGTAAGATGGGATTTTTTACTTCACCTGATGGAGAAGGTTATACTGGTGATGGAGAGACATCTGGTAAGAATGATAGATTAATGAATGTTGAACCAGGAACATTTGAACAATTACCAAGTGGAGTTGATTTTAAAACATTTGATCCTAATCATCCTACACAACAATTTGAGGCTTTTGTAAAAACAATTCTAAGACAAATAGCTAGTGGATTAAATGTTCCTTACAATGAACTTGCTAACGACTTAGAAGGAGTTAGCTATTCATCATTAAGACAATCAGTATTAGAGGCTAGAGAATATTATAAGTATATGCAAAAATTTATGGCTGAACATTTATTAGAACCAGTTTATTTAAAATGGTTAGAGATGGCGATCATGAAAAATAAATTAAATTTACCAATGGCTAAATTTGATAAATTTACAAGAGTTAGATTTGTAGGCAAAGGCTTTAGTTGGATAGATCCACAAAGAGAGGCTCAAGCAAATGTTCTGTTATTAAAAAATGGATTAATCAGTGTTCAAGATGTTCAGCAAAATTATGGTAGAGATACAGAAGATCTTTATGCTCAATTACAAGCTGAAAAAAATCTTAGAACTAATTTTGAAATTAGTGCATCATACGAACCATTTGGAGCTATGAGCCAAGATAATATTCAAACACCTGAGGATGATTAATGGCAACTAACTTTCCTAAAAAGGGTGATGATAAAAAAGTTTCATTAAGAAATTCTGAATATGAAAGATTTCCATTAGAGTTTGCTCAAAATGTAAAAGAACAAACTCCAGAGATTTGGAGAGCTGGAGGCAATATTGAAGGCAATAGATCTTTTAGACTCCTGGAGGATCATATTGAAAATGGAACTATGAGTCCAACAATAGAAAAAAAGATAAGAGAAAGAGAGTCCTGGACAGCTAGACATGAAAAAGATGGATCCCAATTTATTGGAGGTAAACTATCACCAAATCTATCTAATGTTGGAGGAATAGTTGCATTAATGAAATGGTTAAGTGTTAATCCAGATTTAGGAGTTCAAGGAATGAAAGATATTATCCTGGAGCTTACTAAGAAATTAGAAGGCAAAAAAGATAGACAACTTTCAGAGGCAGTAGAAAAAGGAATTAAAAATAAAGTTGACCAACACAATGAAGAAGTTAAAGATTTAAAGAAGGCATGGAACCCAAGAATTACAGTTGCAAATGCAACTATTGTTTTTGAGAGAGGGATTGGAGCTTATAAAACCAACCCAGCATCAGTTAGACCAAATGTTGGATCTCCAGAACAATGGGCTTATGCAAGATTAAATTCTTTTTTATTTGCCTTAAAAAATGGAAGATACCAAGGTGGTAAACATGATACTGATTTATTACCAGATGATCATCCAGAGAAAAAAGTTGAGGAAAAAAATATGAATGACAAAGTAGAAAAAAGACACATAGAAAAAATTGAAGAAGACGATAATTCGGTAACAATCAAATTTTCAAAACATGGTGAAGAAGAAGACATGGAGAGAAAAGAAGATGATAAAGAAACTAAAGATATGCATGAGGATGATAAAGAAGAAAAAGGAGCTCATGAAGATGATAAAGAAAAAAAAGATTACAACATGGATAAAGAAAAAGAAAAATCTATGCATGAGGATGATGAGGAAGAAAATAAAAAATCTATGCATGATGATAAAAAAGATAAAGAAAAAGATCGTTCAGAAAATTTTGAAAGATTATTCAGATCTGCATTCTTAAACAAAAGAAAAGTTGACGATAAAAAAAGAACAGCAGAATTTTCTTTTATGTCAGATGAACCAGTTGAAAGAGATTTTGGAATTGAGAGTATAGATGTATCTAAAAGTGATATGAGTTTTATCAGCAGTGGTAGAGCTCCATTATTATTAGATCATGATACAAAAGCTCAAATAGGTGTCATTGAAAAGGCTGAAATAGTTGATGGCAAAGGCAGAGCCATTGCGAGATTCGGAAAATCTCAGCTTGCTAATGAAGTCTTTGAAGATGTCAAATCAGGTATCAGGCAGAATATTTCTGTTGGGTATCTAATTAAGGAAATGGATAAAGTAGATAATGAAGATGAGGAAAAATCCCCTGGAAGGGATTTTTTTAGAGTTGGAGTTAAACCTTTAGAAATTTCAATGGTATCAGTTCCAGCAGATACAACTGTGGGAATTGGTAGATCTTTAAATCAACAATCAACAATAACTATAAAGGAGAAGGCTATGGAAAAAGCTAACACTGATAAAGTTACTGAAAACAATGTTGTAAACAAGGATCAAATTCAAAAAGCTGAGATGACTAGAATTAGAGAAATCAGTGCGATCGGTAAGAAACACAACTTACAAGATTTAGCTGATGCATCTGTAAGAAATGGAAACTCAGTTGCTGAATTTAAAGGTCTTGTTTTAGACAAAATCGGTAACTCTAAACCTTTAGAAACTGATCCAAACGAAGTTGGATTAAATTCTAAAGAACAAAAAAGATACTCAATTGCAAATGCAATTAGATCATCATTAACTAACGACTGGTCAAAAGCTGGTTTTGAAAGAGAAGTTTCTCAAGAGATTGAGAAAAGAACTGGAAGAACAGCAAGAGGATTTTTCGTACCTGGTGATGTATTCAAAAGAGATCTTACAACTCTAACTGCTGGTGCTGGTGGAAATGTAACTCCAGATACTCATAGAGGTGATCTTTTTATTGATGCATTAAGAGACGATTCTGTAGTACAGCAAGCTGGAGCTACTGTATTCAGAGGTCTTAAAGGTGACATTAAAATCCCAAGACTAACAACTAAAGGAACTGTAGGTTTTGTTGCTGACAATTCAGCAGTATCAGAAACTAACCAGGCATTCGATCAAGTTACAATGACTGAAAGAACACTTGGTGGTTTTGTAGATCTATCTAGAGTTCTTATAAACAACTCAGATCCTTCAATTGAGCAAATCGTAAGAAACGATATGACTCAACAAATCGCTCTTAAGATTGACAGTGTTGCTCTTAATGGTGGTGGATCTAATGAACCTTCTGGAATCATTCAAAATGGTGATGCTGGAGTAGTAGCTATTGGAACAAATGGTGGTGCTCCAAGTTATGGAACTACAATTGATATGATCAAAGAAGTTGCACAAAGTAATGGTCTTAAAGGATCATTAAATTATGTGATAACTCCAGAAGTTGTTTATCAATTAAGACAAACATCTAAAGTTGCATCTACTGATAGTGTTATGGTTATGGATAATGCTGACATGCTTAATGGATATAAAGTATTCCAATCAAGTCAGTTACCTAAAAACCTAACTAAAGGAACTTTATCGGCTACTGCTCACGCAATGGTATTCGGTAACTTCCAAGACTTATTGATAGGTTACTATTCAGGTCTAGATGTATTAGTTGATCCTTATACTGGATCATCTGCTGGTACAGTTAGATTAAATTTCTTTACAGGAATGGATATCGCAGTAAGACATGGCGAGTCATTTGCAGTTTGTAAAGATATTGACGAAACTGCGTAATAATATCATCAACTCTATAGCTAGGAGCCGATCCCTCTTTCGGCTCCTGGCAGATAAACCATGAAACAATTAGATTTAGGTAATACAAGCTCAATAATGAATAGAGCAGTAGGATTAAAAAAAAGTTTTTTAAAATTAATTAAAAGAAAAAAGAAAACTCAAAAAAATGGATCTCCCAAACAAGATATACATAAAAGGTAAAAAATGGGAGCTCATACCTTTAACCAATAAATCTCCAGAGGCTAAAAAAATAGATGGAGAGGCTGATTTAGATAAACAAAAAATAAAAGTAAATACAGATCTAGATCATGATCAATTACTAATTACAATTATACATGAGCTCTTGCATGTGATTTTTCATAATAATAAACTTAGATTAAATCTTAGAACTGAAGAAAAATATGTAGATATTTTTTCAAAAGATCTGATAAAAATACTTCAGAATAAAAAAAATAAAAAATTAAATAATTTGATAAAGGACTTATTATAATGGCAGTAGAAGATGCAGATGTAAGAGCAGTTTATTTTAATGTGGATGAATTTGGAGTCCAGGCGACAGTAACTCCAACTGGTGGTAGTGCATCAACAATTAATGTTATTTTTGATAGACCAGATGAAACATTAGGACTTGGAGAGGCTGGTATTACATCTCATAGACCAAGTATTACTTGTAGAACTTCTGATATATCATCATTAGCTCATGGAGACTCAGTAGTTGTTAATTCTACAAATTACACAATTGCAGAAATTTTAAGAGATGGAACTGGTATAGCTCAAATTTACTTAGAGGATATTTCATAATGGCACATCAAAGAAAAACAATCAGAGATCAGGTTATTACATCTTTAACTGGATTAACCACTACTGGAACTAGAGTATTTAATTCTAGAATATATCCAAATGAACAATCAAAATTACCACTATTAAATGTTTATACTATTTCAGAAAACTCAGAACTTGATGCTGTAGGTAGCTTATTAAGATCTGTTGATTTAGTAGTTGAAGGATTCGCAAGTGCCAATTCAAATATAGAAAATACCCTGGACACCATAGCTAAAGAAGTTGAGGAGGCTTTGGGTTCAGATATTACTTT